TTCGACATCGAGAGCCGCGTCAATACCGGCGCCATGCTGGTGCGCGAGGCGGCGCGGCCGGAAGCGGGCGCGCTGTTCGAGCGCATGGTCGCCATCACACGCGAGGTCTGGTGCGGCGACCAGGAGGCCGTCGGCCTCTCGCTGCTGCCGCTGCCGGACGCCTATGGCACGCACAAGCGCCACGGCCTGCGCGTCGCGTTCCTGCCGATGGAAGGCTACAACGCGCGGCCGATGACGGTCGACGAGGCGATGCCCGGCTATGCGCTGCTGCACTTCCGCGGCCGCTGGGACCGCAAGGGCGTGATGATCCCCTGGGCGCAACGCTGGCTGGGGTATCCAGCGTGATCACTGTCGTCTGCTGGAAATGGCGCCCGCCGCGCGGCGGCTATCGCTCGCACTTCACGGCGGCGCACGTCAACGTGCTGCGCGCCATGATCGGGCGCAACCTGCACATGGAGCATAGTTTCGTCTGCGTGACAGACCACCCCGACGGCATCGATCCGCGCGTCCGCATCGTGCCGCTGTGGGATGACTACGCCGAGATCCCGTCGCCATGGGGTGCCGGCAACCCGTCCTGCTATCGCCGTCTCAAGGCATTCTCGCGCGACGCCGCCGCGCTGCTCGGCGAGCGCATCTTCAGCATCGATCTCGATGTCGTCATCACCGGCGACATCACGCCGCTGGTGGACCGGCCCGAGGACTTCGTCATATGGGGCGATACCGCTCCCGGCACGCCCTACAACGGCGGCATGTGGCTGCTGCGTGCCGGCACCCGGCCGCAGGTGTGGGAGGACTTCGACCCCGTCAAGTCGCCGCCGAAAGGCCGCGCGCTGGGGTATGTGGGCAGCGATCAGGCATGGATCGGCGCCTGCCTCGGGCCGCACGAAGCGAAATGGGGCACGGCCGACGGCGTCTATAGCTGGCGCGTCCACATCAAGCGGGCGCGCTACAAGCTGCCGGGGGATGCGAGGGTCGTGCATTTCCACGGGCAGCAGGATCCATGGTCGCCGGCCGTGCTGATGGTCGCGCCGTGGATCCGCAAGCACTGGCACGCGAGGCCACCATGAGGGCAGGCAAGCTCGACCGCCGCGTCCGCATCGAGCGCGCGACGACATCGCAAAACGACTTCGGAACGCCGGTGCCGACATGGGCGCTGCTGACGGAAGTATCGGCCAACATCGACGCCGGCGCCGGCAGCGAGCAGCGGCTGGCGATGGAGACGACGGCCGACCAGCGCCGCACGTTCAAGATCCGCTGGATGGCGGGCCTCGCCGTGACCGACCGCATCGTCTATCGCGACTATGAGGGCGGCCCGCAACGGGCGTGGGACATCCTCGACATCGCCGAGATCGGCCGCCGCGAGGGGCTGCTGGTGACGGCGATCGCGCGCCAGGACAAGGCGCTCGCCTGATGGCGCTCGTCTTCAAGCCATCCATAAAGCTCGAAGGCACGCGCGATCTGCGCGAGGCGCTGCTGCAACTGGAGGGCGCCACCGCCAAGCGCATCACGCGCAAGGCCATGAAATACGCGCTCGAGCCCGTCGCCGAGCACGCCCGCGGCCTGGTGCCGGTGGAGGAGCCGAACCGGCAACGCCCGCAGGCGCGACACCTGCGCGAGACGATCGGCGTCTCCGACCGGCTGACGCCGCGCCAGCGCAAGCAGAAGGTCAAGCTGGCCGACGTCGAGATGTATGTCGGCGTTCGCGGGCCGCACGCGCACCTCGTCGAATTCGGCACCAAGGAACGGCACCAGAAGAGCGGCAAGTCGGTCGGCGCCATGCCGCGGCGGCCGTTCCTGCGTCCGGCGTGGGACGCGCAGATGAGCAATGTCTGGCAGCGCCTCGTGGTCGGCATGCGCAACGAGCTGGCGCGCATCGCGGCACGGGCGGCGAAGCGGGCGAAGCGATGAGCACCTTCGAGGAAGACCTCCGCGATCTGCTGTTGCAGGAAGGCGGCAGCCCGCCGCCGCTGCCGGTGATCGTGGGCCAGCGCATCGTCTGGAACGACATGCCGCAGGGCTGGCCGCTGCCCTGCGTCGTGCTGTGGACCGTCAGCCGGGAACACGACTATGCCATGCAGGGCGACACCGGCCTGCGCCGGGCGCGCGTGCAATGCGACTGCAAGGCGATCGACTACCAGGGCGCCAAGGCGCTCGAGCGTGCCGTCAGTGAGACGGTCTCCGGCTTCAAGGGCACGGTTGGCGGAACTGCGTTCCAGATAATTGAGATTCAGGGCAGCCGCGACGGCATCGAGCCGGCCGGCGGCACATCGGCCGAGCGGCGCGACGTCTGCTCGCTCGATCTGACGATTTGGTTCGGCTCGACAACTTGAGGAGATAACAATGGCAACCAGTGCAGCGATCGGCCATGGCACGATCATCGCGGTCGGCGACGGCGCGTCGCCGGAGAATTTCACGACCATCTCCGAGGTCACGAGCGTCAGCCCGCCGGGCACGCAGATCGACATGATCGACGCGACGCACATGGAAAGCCCGGACCGCTATCGCGAGTACATCACGGGGCTGAAGGACGGCACCGACGGCTCGATCGAGATGAATTTCGTGCCCGGCGGCGCCGGCCAGCTCGCGATGGCCGAGCTGCTGGGGGCGACCGATCCGACCAACTTCAAGATCACATGGCCGAATGCCCATGTGGAATATTTCCAGGGCTACGTCACCGGCTTCCAGCCCACGGCGCCGGTCGACGACAAGATGACGGCGACGGCCACGATCAAGCAGACTGGCCCGTATCATTACTCGGGCTCGCCGTTCTGATCATGGCAAACCCGGTCAAGGGCGAGGCGGCGGTCACCATCGATGGCGTCGAGTACACGCTTCGCTTCACGATGGAGTCGATGGTGCAGATCTCGCGCCGCTACGGCAACCGTGGCGTGCTCGGCATCTTCAACGATCTGTTGTCGTCACCCGACGGGCCGCCGCCCGAAATGGAGCGCCTAATTTTCTGGCAAGCTCTGCGGCATCACCACAAGGACATCACCGAGGAGCAGGCCGGGGACATCCTCTGGTCAGCAAAGCTCAATCATCGCGGTGTTGAAATCCTGTCGGCGGCGATCGCGACCGCGTTTCCCGGTCGGGACGGCGACGCGGACCCTCAGACGCCACCGACTGGGACTGGGACGCATTGATGCGCCAGGCGGTGGTCATGGGGATCGGCGTCAATGAATTCTGGGAAATGACCCCGCGCTGGTTCATGTCGCTCGCCGAGGGTTGGTATCGGCAACGCCGGCAGGAGATGCGCTTCGACGTGACGATGGCGTATCTCGGGGCCGGCTGGCAGCGCGTCAAGCGCATGGACTCGCTGGCGAAGACGATGGAGCGGCTCGGCCTCGACGAGCCGAAGCGGGCGCAGACGCAGACGACGGAACAACAGATAGCAGCGTTCCAGATGTGGCGCACAGCTAGTGCCGCAGCACTTAAAAGCGACTTCAAGCCATCGGCGCGCGTCTTCGTGCCGCCATCGCTGGCGCGCCTGCGCGCGGAAGGGAGCGCCTGATGCAAGCAGTCATCGGCGCCCTGCGCGCGGTCCTCGGCCTCGACTCGCTGGCGTTTGAAAAGGGCGTCGGCTCGGCGCAGAAGTCGCTCACGCAACTTGAAAAGTCGTTCGGGCAATTCGGCAAATCCACGGCGAGCATCGCCCGCTCGCTCAACGGCGCGCTCGGCGCGATCGGCGTCGGCCTGTCGCTGGCCGGCCTCGTGGCGTTCCGCAAGCAGCTCGGCGAGTCGATTGCCGAGCTGAAGGACAACGCCGACCGGCTGGGCATTTCGACCGACCAGTACCAGGCATATGAGGCCGCCGCCCTGCGCGCCGGCGTCAGCACGCAACAACTCGCCGCCTCGCTTGAGGTTTTCAACCGCAAGCTCGGCGACGCAATGGCCGGCAAGAAGGAGGCAATCGACTTCTTCGAGAAGACGCTGGGCGTCAAGCTGCTCGATGCGCAGAAAAACCTGCGGCCCTTCCCGGTGCTTCTGCAAGAGACGGCGGCGGCGGTCGGCAGGCTGGGCACGGCGCAGCAACAGGCGGCGGCGCAATTCGAGGGCTTCGGCAAGTCGGGCAAGTCAACGGTGCTCATGCTGGGCGAACTGTCGCGCGGCGCGCAGGAGCTTGTGGAACAAGCGGCGGCGACCGGGCAGATCATCAGACCCGACACAATCAAGCGCATCGACGAAACCAACAAGGCGATCAAGCAGCTCTGGAGCCAGTACAACGTTCTGATCGCCGACATCGCGGGCGGCATCGAGCTTTCGGGGCTTGAAGCGCTACAGCGCATCATCAAGAGCATCGTCGACGACATCGACCGCGGCATGAAGCTGTCGGGCGGCAAGGCCGGGGGCGCCGTCGGCGCCATGATCGGCGCGGGCACGTCCGAGGGCTTCCTCACGCCGGATCAGGACAAGAAACGTCTGGCGGATGAAAAGGAGATCAAGCGCCTCGAAGAGCAGGTGACGAAGTGGCGCGAAACCGCCG